GAGGCGCTGCGCGGGCCGCAGTTCGATGCGGCCTGGGCGGACGAGTTGGGCAAGTGGAAGAAGGGGACCGAAGCCTGGGATCAGGTGCAGTTCGCGTTGCGGCTGGGGCGGAACCCGCAGGCGGTGGTGACGACGACTCCGCGCAACGTTGGGGTGTTGAAGGCGATCCTGAAGAACCCGTCGTCGGTGGTGACGCATGCCCCGACCGAGGCGAACCGGGCCTATCTGGCGGAAAGCTTCCTGGCCGAGGTGCAGGCGCGCTATGGCGGCACGCGGTTCGGCAGGCAGGAACTGGACGGTCTGCTGATCGAGGACGAGGACGGGGCCTTGTGGTCCCATGCGATGCTGGAGGCGGCGCGGGTGGATGCGGTGCCGGCGGTCAACCGGATCGTGGTGGCGGTGGACCCTCCGGTCACGTCGATGAAGACCAGCGACGAGTGCGGGATCGTCGTCGTGGGCGCCGATACGCGCGGCGATCCGAAGGATTGGACAGCGGTCGTGCTGGAGGATGCCAGCGTGAAGGGGGCGACCCCGGAGGGCTGGGCGCGGGCGGCACTGGCGGCGATGGAGCGGCACGGTGCGGACCGGCTGGTGGCAGAGGTGAACCAGGGCGGCGACCTTGTGGAGCAGCTGGTCAGGATGATCGACCCGCTGGTGCCGTTCCGGGCCGTGCATGCGACCCGGTCGAAGATGCTGCGGGCCGAGCCGGTGGCGGCCTTGTACGAGCAGGGCCGGGTCCGCCATGTGCGCGGCCTGGGCGCGCTGGAAGAGCAGATGGGCAAGATGACAGCGGCGGGCTGGCAGGGGGCGGGGTCTCCGGACCGGCTGGATGCGCTGGTCTGGGCGTTGACCGACCTGATGCTGGTGCCGTTGCATGGCGGCCGACCCAGCGTTCGGTCGCTTTAGGGGATCTACGGTTTTTGCAGGTCATATGACCGGGCGCTTCAGGCAGCCCGGATGGTCGGGCACTGCCCGGGGCATGAAGGAGCGCGAGATGGTGTTCGATTTTCTGCGGAAGGCGCCGGCGGCGGCGGTTCCGGAACGCAAGGCCTCGGCCGTGGGTCGGGTGATCGCCTGGGGCAATGCGGGCCGGGTGGCCTGGAGCCCGAGGGACACGACCAGCCTGACGCGGACGGGGTTTCAGGGCAACCCGGTCGGGTTCCGCGTGGTGCGGCTGATCGCCGAGGCGGCGGCGGCGCTGCCTCTGGTCTGCCAGACGCATGAGCAGCGGTTCGAGGCGCATCCGGTGCTGGACCTGATCAGCCGACCGAACGGGGCGCAGGGCCGGGCGGAGTTTCTGGAGGCGGTCTATGGCTATCTGCTGCTGGCCGGGAACGCCTATGTGGAGGCGGTGCCGGGCGCAGGCGCAGTGCCGGGCGAGCTGCACGTGCTGCGGTCGGACCGGATGAACCTGGTGCCGGGGGCGGATGGGTGGCCGGTGGCCTATGACTATACGGTGAGCGGGCGGACCCATCGCTATGACGTGACGGGAGAGTTGAGCCCGATCTGCCACCTGAAGACCTTTCACCCGCAGGACGACCACTATGGTTTCTCGCCGATGCAGGCGGCGGCGCTGGCGGTGGATGTCCACAACAGCGCATCGGCCTGGTCGAAGGCGCTGCTGGACAACGCCGCACGGCCATCGGGGGCGATCGTCTACAAGGGCGCGGATGGGGCGGCCAGCCTGTCGTCGGACCAGTACGACCGGCTGGTCAGCGAGATGGAGGCGCATCATCAGGGCGCGCGCAATGCCGGACGGCCGATGCTGCTGGAGGGGGGCCTTGACTGGAAGCCGATGGGGTTCAGCCCGTCGGACATGGAGTTCCAGAAGACCAAGGAAGCGGCGGCGCGGGAGATTGCGATTGCCTTCGGGGTGCCGCCGATGCTGCTGGGCATCCCCGGCGACGCGACATACTCGAATTACCAGGAGGCGAACCGTGCCTTCTACCGGCTGACGGTGCTACCCTTGGCGACCAAGGTCATGGCGGACCTGGCGCATTGGCTGTCGGGGTTCGCGGGCGAGGCGGTAGAGCTGAAGCCGGACCTGGATCAGGTGCCGGCGCTGGCTGGCGAGCGTGACCAGCAATGGGCGCGCGTCTCGGCGGCGGAGTTCCTGACGGTGGCGGAAAAGCGGACGCTGCTGGGTCTGCCGAAGCTGGCGGAGGAGGAATGACGGCGCGGCGGTCCGAGGGCGGGTCGCGCTTCGTCTACGACAGTTTCGACGCCGCCGCCGCGCGGATCGAAGCGAACGAGCGCGTCGCGAACGAGCGCTGGGCGGGGCTGGAATATCGGCTGGGGCTGATCGAGGCCACGCTGGAGCGGCTGGAGAAACGGATCTGGGTCGGCGTCTACGGTGTGGCGGCGTTCCTGTTGGCGCAGATGGCCGAAACGGTCATCCAGGCAGCGATGAGGTGAGGCGATGAAAGACGATTTCGGCGCGCCCGAACGCAAGTTCCACCAGCCCGAAGCGGGTCTGGTGGTCAGCGAAGGGCATGTTGTGGCAGGCTACGCCTCGCTGTTCGGCAAGACCGACCAGGGCGGGGACATCGTGCAGAAGGGTGCCTATGCGGCGAGCCTGAAGCGCCTGGCGGCGCGGCAGGGACGGGTCAAGATGCTGTGGCAACATGATCCGGGCCAGCCGATCGGCGTCTGGGACGAGGTGCGCGAGGATGGCACCGGCCTTTGGGTCAAGGGGCGCATCCTGACCGAGGTGGAGCGGGGCCGCGAAGTGGTGGCGCTGCTGCAGGCCGGGGCCATTGACGGGTTGTCCATCGGCTACCGCACGGTCAAGGCGGAACGCGACGGCAAGGGCAAGCGCCTGTTGTCGGAGCTGGAGCTTTGGGAGGTGTCTCTGGTCACCTTCCCGATGCTTCCCGAGGCGCGGGTCTCGGCCAAGGCGGAGGCCCTGGACGACGACTGGCGTGACATGGCGGCGGTCTTCGAGGACGCGCGCCGCAGCTTGGCCGGGCGCTAGCGCGGCGTCCCACTAGCAGGAGAAGGACAGTTGAGATGACCGAGACGAAGGCTCGGGCCGGGGAAGCTGTGTCCCAGGCCCAGATGACGACCCAGACCGCCGCCGCCGAGGCGAAGGCGGCCATGACCGGGTTCCTGAGCGAATTCAATCGCTTTCAGGAAGACGTGAAATCCACGCTGAAACATCAGGAAGAGCGACTGACCATGCTGAACGCAAAGACGATGTCCTATGGCCGCCCGGCGCTTTCGGCCCGCGCGGAGGTTGAGGCCCCGCATCAGAAGGCGTTCAACGCCTATCTGCGGTCGGGCGATGATGACGGCCTGCGCGGCCTGACCCTGGAAGGCAAGGCGATGTCGACCGCCGTGGCCGCCGATGGCGGTTACCTGGTCGATCCGCAGACCGCAGAGCGCGTCCAGTCGCTGCTGCTGTCGACCTCGAGCCTGCGGTCGATCGCCAATGTCGTGCAGGTCGAGGCGACCTCGTTCGACGTGATCGTCGACCGGTCGGAGGTCGGCTCGGGCTGGGCCACCGAGACTGCAGCCACCACCGAGACCGCGACCCCGATCATCGAGCGCATCTCGATCAAGCTGCACGAACTGGCGGCGATGCCGAAGGCCAGCCAGCGCCTGCTGGACGACAGCGCCTTCGACGTGGAAGGCTGGCTGGCCGAGAAGATCGCGACCCGCTTCATCCGTGCGGAAGCCGCGGCCTTCATCAACGGCGATGGTGTGGACAAGCCGAAGGGCATCCTGCTGCCGACCAAGGTTGCGAACGCATCCTGGACCTGGGGCAACATCGGCTATGTGCCGACGGGTGCGGCGGCTGACTTCGCAGCCACCAATCCGGCCGACTGCATCGTCAACCTGGTTTATGCGCTGGGGTCGGACTACCGGGCCAACGCGGCTTTCGTGATGAACTCGAAGACCGTGGGCGCGGTGCGGAAGATGAAGGACGCCGACGGCCGCTTCCTGTGGTCGGACGGTCTTGCGGCGGGCGAGCCTGCGCGTCTGATGGGCTATCCGGTGCTGGTGTCGGAGGACATGCCCGACATCGCGGCCAACGCCTTCGCCATCGCCTTCGGCGACTTCCGCGCGGCCTATACCATCGCGGAACGTCCCGACCTGCGGATCCTGCGTGACCCGTTCTCGGCCAAGCCCAACGTCCTGTTCTACGCCAACAAGCGCGTCGGCGGCGACATCACCGACTTTGCGGCGATCAAGCTCTTGCGCGTCGCGGTGTCCTGATGACTCGGCCCGGCCCCCACCGCGGGGCCGGGCCGTTTCCCGTGCCTTGCAACCTCTGAAGGCCCGGCCGCGGGCGGAGATCTGATCATGATGTTGACCGAAGAGACCCCGGTGCCCCTGGCGGCCCTGCCGGTAGAGGAGATGAAGGACCATCTGCGGATGGGGTCCGGATTTGCCGATGGCGGGCTGCAGGACGGGCTGATCGAGACCTATCTTCGCGCCGCGATGGCGGCGATCGAGGGGCGGATCGGCAAGATGCTGTTCCAGCGGCGCTTTCTGCTGGTGCTGGACTGCTGGCGCGATGGTGAGCAGGCGCTGCCGGTGTCGCCGGTTTCGGGGATCGTGAGCCTGACTCTGGTCGATGGGGCTGGGGGAGAGGTGTCGGTGCCGACAACCGCCTACCGGCTGATCAAGGACCTGCACCGGCCACGGCTGGCCGGGAAGGGGGCTTCGCTGCCGGCCATCCCGAGCGAGGGATCGGTGAAAGTGATTTTCGACGCTGGCTTCGGTGCGGCCTGGACGGACATCCCGGTGGACCTTCGGCAGGCCGTTCTGCTGCTGGCGGGAGAGTTCTACGAGCAACGCCATGATGATGGCGCACAGGCCGCAGGGCTGCCGTTCGGCGTGGTGACGCTGATCGAGCGCTGGCGGACGGTGCGCATCCTGGGCGGGGGCAAGAAATGAACGCGCCGCATCTGAACCGGGCGCTTCTGCTGGAGGGGGTCGACAGGACCCCGGACGGCGCGGGCGGTTTTGCCGAGGCCTGGACGACACTGGGCACACTTTGGGCCGAGGTCCTGCCAGGGTCTGGCAGCGACACCCTGGGCGAGGAGCGGATGCTGTCGGCGGTACCCTACCGCATCACGGTGCGGAGCGCGCCGGTCGGGTCTCCGTCCCGCCCCAGGGCCGGGCAACGGTTCCGCGAGGGGACGCGGCTGTTCCTGATCCAGGCGGTGACTGAACGGGACCGGTTCGGTCGCTACCTGACCTGTTTTTCCCGAGAGGAGGTGCCGAAATGAGTTATGCAGCAGCACCCGCCTTGCAGATGGCGGTGTTCCAGCGGCTCTCGGCCTGGCCGGCCCTGACCGGCGTGGCGATCCATGATGCGGTGCCGCCGAATGTGACCGGGACCTTCGTGCTGATCGGCCCCGAAGAGGCGCGCGACCAGTCGGACAAGTCCGGGGCGGGGGCCGAGCATCAGATGGTGATCAGCGTGATCACCGATGCGACCGGGTTCCTGTCGATCAAGGCAATTGCTGCCGACATCTCGGACGCCCTGAGCGGCGCGCCCTTGTCCTTGAGCCGTGGCGCACTGGTCAGCATGTTCTTCCAGCGGGCCAGCGCGCGCCGGATCGAAGAGGGCGAGACGCGGCGGATCGACCTGACCTTCCGGGCCAGGGTTCAGCTGTAACCCGCTTGCCCCCCACCCCCAGCCCCTCCCCACAGGGGGGAGGGGAGGCGCCTCGCGCCACCCTTCATCGCATCACGGAGAGCGAACATGGCTGTGCAAAGCGGCAAGGATCTGCTGATCAAGATCGACCAGACCGGGGACGGCCAGTTCGTCACCATCGCGGGCCTGCGGGCGACCAGGATCAGCTTCAACACGGAATCGGTGGACGTCACCAGCCTGGAAAGCCAGGGCGGGTGGCGCGAGCTGCTGGCGGGCGCGGGGGTCAAGTCGGCCTCGATCTCGGGTTCGGGCGTGTTTCGGGACGAGAACACCGACGAGCGCGCCCGCCAGGTGTTCTTCAACGGCGAGATCCCGGATTTCCAGGTGGTGATCCCGAGTTTCGGCATCATCGAGGGGCCGTTCCAGATCACCTCGATCGAATATGCGGGCAGCCACAACGACGAGGCGACCTACGAGATGGCGATGGCTTCGGCCGGTGCCATGACCTTCACGGCGCTTTGATGGCGAACCCCTGGGCAGGTGAGGTGGCGATCTGGCTGGATGGTCAGCGCCATCTGGCGAAGCTGACGCTGGGCGCCTTGGCCGAACTGGAAGAGGCGCTGGAGACGGGGTCGCTGATCGACCTGGTGCAACGGTTCGAGGAGCGGCGGTTCAGCACGCGCGATGTGCTGGCGCTGATCGTCGCCGGGCTGCGGGGCGGAGGCTGGCAGGGCACGGCGGCGGATCTTCTGCGGGTCGAGATCGGCGGCGGGCCGGTCGAGGCGGCGCGGGCGGCGGCGGAACTGCTGGCCCGGGCCTTCTCGTTGCCGGGCGAAGCGCCGGGCGGGTCATGAGCGGGCCATGAGTGGGATCGACTGGCGCGGGCTGTTGCAGGCGGGCCTGCATGGATTGGGCCTTGAGCCCGCCGCTTTCTGGCGTCTGACGCCCGTGGAATTGCGGATCATGCTGGGGCGGGAGGGTGTGGTCCCGCCCCTGACACGTGCGCGGCTGGCCGAACTGGCCGCGGCGTTCCCCGATGTGAGGAAGGATGAGGGCGATGGCGGATATCGGAACGATGCAGGAGCAGCTAAAGGCGCTTGAGGCCCAGATGGGATCTTCGGTGTCGATGGTCGCTGCCTTCGATGGCGAGCTTGCCCGGATGCGGGAGACGATGGTCTTTACCGGGCGCGAGGTGAACACGCTGTCGAGCGGCATCAGCGGGGGTCTGCGGAAGGCGTTCGACGGCCTCATCTTCGACGGGATGAAGCTGAACAATGCGCTGAAGACGGTCGCGAACACCATCGCCGATCAGGTCTATTCGATCGCGATCAAGCCGGTAACCGGGGCGCTGGGCGGGCTGCTGGCCCAGGGCGTCGGCGGGCTGATGGGGGCCGGGATGCCCTTTGCCAACGGCGGCGCCTTCAGCCAGGGCCGGGTGATGCCCTTCGCCAAGGGGGGCGTCGTGTCGTCACCGACCGGGTTTCCGATGCGGGGCGGGATGGGTCTGATGGGCGAGGCCGGTCCCGAAGCGATCATGCCGCTGACCCGTGGCCCGGACGGGCGGCTGGGCGTTCAGGCCGGCGGAGGGCGGGCGGTCAACGTGGTGATGAACATCACGACCCCGGACATCCAGGGCTTCCAGCGCAGCCAGAGCCAGGTCGCCGCCCAGGTCAGCCGGGCGCTTGCCCGCGGTCAACGCAATCGCTGAGGACACACCATGGCCTTTCACGAGATACGCTTTCCGGCAAACCTGAGCTTTGGCTCTGTTGGCGGTCCTGAACGACGGACCGAGATCGTCACGCTGACGAACGGTTTCGAAGAGAGGAACACTCCCTGGGCCCATTCCCGCCGGCGCTATGATGCCGGCGTGGGGTTGCGGTCGCTGAACGATGTCGAAACGCTGATCGCGTTCTTCGAGGCGCGCGCAGGACAGTTGCACGGGTTCCGCTGGAAGGACTGGTCCGACTACAAGTCCTGTGCGCCGCTTGCCACCCCTGGGTCGCAGGATCAGTTGATCGGCACCGGGGATGGTGTGACGACCGTCTTTCAGTTGCAAAAGACCTATGTTTCCGGCTTGCAGAGCTATTCGCGTCCGATCCGCAAGCCCGTGCCTGGCACAGTTCTGGTCGCCATCGCCGAGGATCCAAAGGTCGAGGGCCTGGAGTTCACGGTGAACGCGGAAACAGGAGACGTGACCTTTGCCTTGGCCCCAGACCTGGGGACGCGCATCACGGCAGGTTTCGAGTTCGACGTGCCGGTCCGCTTTGACACCGACAGCATCCAGACCTCGGTCGCCTCGTTCCAGGCCGGTGACGTTCCGACGGTTCCCGTGGTGGAGATCCGGCTATGACAAAGGAGGCGCTGCTTTCGCATCTGGTGATCGGGACGACCACGGTGTGCCGGGCCTGGGCGCTTCGCCGTCGCGACGGAGTGACGCTGGGCTTCACCGACCACGACCGTGACCTTGTTGTCGATGGTGTCACCTGCCGTGCGGATAGCGGGATGACGGCCAGGTCACTGCACCAGACGACGGGGCTTTCCGTCGACAACACAGAGGCTTTCGGCGCGCTCAGTGCCGCTGCCATCACGGAAGCCGATCTTGCGGCAGGACGGTTCGACGGAGCGGAGGTGCGGGTTTACCTGGTCAACTGGCAGTCGCCCGAAGACCATGTCGAACAGTTCCGGGGCCGTTTGGGGGAGATCACCCGCTCTGCCGGAAGCTTCAAGGCCGAGTTGCGCGGGATTTCGGACCAGCTCAACCGTCCGCAGGGCACGGCCTATACCTCGCGGTGCTCGGCGGTCCTTGGCGACCGACGCTGCCGGTTCGATCTGGCCCTGCCAGGCTACTTTGTGGCCCGTGCGGTCGAGGCGGTCGAGGATGGGCGGGTCTTCCGGTTCCCGGACCTCTCGGGCTTTGGAGAACACTGGTTCGAGGACGGGCGCCTTGAAGTGCAATCCGGTGCGGCGGCCGGGCTTGTCGGTGTCGTCAAGATCGATCGCAACGAGGATGGCGGTCGGCGCATCGAGTTGTGGCAGTCGATCGGCGCACCTATCGTCGCGGGAGACAGCGTCCGAATTCTGGCCGGCTGCGACAAGCGGCCCAGCACATGCCGTCTGAAGTTCGCCAACTTCTTGAATTATCGCGGTTTTCCGCACATTCCCGGCGAAGATTGGCTGGCCTCGTATCCGGTCCCGGACCGGCCGAACGGCGGGGCAAGGCGGGTCGGCGGGAGCGATGAATGACAGCCGCTGAACGCGCAATTGCGGAGGCCAGAGCCTGGATCGGCACGCCCTATCTGCATCAGGCAAGCACCCGCTGCGCCGGCACGGACTGCCTTGGACTGCTTCGGGGCGTCTGGCGGGCGATCTATGGTGGGGAGCCGGAACCGGTGCCCGCCTACACGGCAGACTGGGCCGAACCGCAGCATCGCGAGGTGCTGTTCGAGGCCGCCAGCCGGTGGTTGGTGTCAAAGCCGCTGAACGAGCCCGCCGTCGGGGACGTGCTGTTGTTCCGCATGCGCGAGGGCGCCATCGCCAAGCATCTCGGGCTTCAGTCGGAGGTCGGCCCGCATCCGAAGTTCATCCATTCCTACACGGGCCACGGCGTGGTCGAGAGCTCGCTCTCGCAGCCCTGGCAGCGCCGGATCGCGGCGCGTTTCGCATTTCCAGAAGGAACCACGTGAATGGCCACTTTGCTTCTTTCCGCCGCGGGTGCCGCGCTTGGTGCCGGCTTTGGCGGCACGGTGTTGGGATTGTCCGGTGCCGTGATCGGGCGGGCAATCGGTGCAACGCTTGGGCGGGCGATCGACCAGCGCGTCCTTGGGGCGGGGTCGGAGCCGGTGGATGTCGGCCGGATCGACCGTCTTCGACTGACCGGAGCGGGTGAGGGCGGGGCAATCGGCCAGATCTGGGGCCGGATGCGCGTGGGCGGCCAGGTGATCTGGGCGACGCAGTTCACCGAAAACGTCCGTCGGCGGCGGACTGGCAAGGGCGCTCCGAAGCCGAAGGTCAACGAATACAGCTACTCGGTCAGCCTGGCGATTGCTCTTTGCGAGGGCGAGGTGCTGCGGATTGGTCGGATCTGGGCGGACGGGAACGAGATTTCGGCGCAGGACCTGAACCTGCGGTTCTACCCCGGGAGTGAAACCCAGCTTCCGGACCCGTTGATCGAGGCCTTCGAGGGCGCCGACAGGGCACCGGCGTACCGCGGTGTGGCTTATGTGGTGATCGAGGACCTGGAGCTGTCGGCATATGGCAACCGCGTTCCGCAGTTCAGCTTCGAAGTCGTCCGGCCCGCGCAGGGGCCGGCGATCGGCCCGACCGACACGCTTGGCGGCGCCGTCCGAGGGTTGGCCCTGATCCCGGGGACTGGCGAGTACGGGCTGGCCACGACACCTGTGCATTATGCCGAGGCGCTTGGACGCAACCGATCGGCCAATGTGCACTCTCCCTCTGGCAAGACCGACTTCGCGACGAGTCTGGAGCAAATGACGCAAGAACTGCCGAACGCCGGAGCGGTTTCGCTCGTCGTTTCGTGGTTCGGCGATGATCTGCGCTGTTCGAGCTGCACCGTTCGACCGAAAGTCGAGCAGACTCTCCTGGACGGAGTCGGCATGCCCTGGCGCGCGGGCGGGATTGCCCGGGCTGTCGCACTGGAAGTTCCCAAGGTTGACGGGGCATCGGTCTATGGCGGGACGCCGGCGGACGGCTCGGTCATCGAAGCCATCCGCGCCATCCGCGCGGCTGGCAAGGAAGTGATGTTCTACCCGTTCATCCTTATGGAACAGGTCGAGGGCAACACGCTGCCCGACCCCTGGAGCGACGCTGCGACGCAGCCGGTACTCCCCTGGCGTGGCAGGATCACTTTGGCCGAAGCTCCGGGCAGGCCCGGCACGACAGACCGGACCGCAGCAGCCGCGGCCGAAGTTGCCACCTTCTTCGGGTCTGCGCAGCCGGAGGATTTCACGGTAAATGGTGAAACCATCGCCTACACCGGGCCAGACGACTGGGGCCTTCGTCGTTTCATCCTGCACTATGCCCGCCTGTGCGCAGTTGCGGGCGGGGTGGATGCCTTCTGCATCGGGTCCGAACTGCGAAGCCTGACGCAGATCCGAGGCGCGGCAGACAGCTTTCCCGCAGTGGCGGCACTGAAGCAACTTGCCGCGGACGTGCGGTCGATCCTGGGGCCGCAGGTCAAGATCAGCTACGCGTCCGACTGGTCCGAGTACTTCGGCTATCATGCTGACGGAAACGTCTACTTCCACCTCGACCCGCTTTGGGCCGACCCGGAAATCGATTTCATCGGCATCGACAACTACATGCCGATCTCGGACTGGCGCGACGGCGAGTCCCACGCGGATTCCTCATACGGATCAATCTACAACATCGAGTATCTGATCGACAATCTTGCCGGCGGGGAGGGCTTCGGCTGGTATTATGACAGCCCCGAGGGAGCCTTGGCGCAGCGGCGGCTGCCGATATCCGATGGTGCCTTCGGAGAGCCCTGGGTTTTCAGATACAAGGATCTGAAGTCCTGGTGGTCCAACCTGCATCATGATCGGATTGCTGGTGTCCGTGCCGCACAACCCACGGCGTGGATACCGGGGTCAAAACCGATCCGATTCACCGAATACGGGTGTGCGGCCATCGACAAGGGCACGAACCAGCCCAACAAGTTCATTGACGTGAAGTCGTCCGAGTCCGCTTTGCCCGTCTGGTCCAACGGCCGTCGCGACGACCTTATCCAGATGCAGTACCTTCTGGCGACTGCGAAGTTCTGGGGCGACCCTGCGAACAACCCGATCTCGGCGCTTTACGGCGGGCCGATGCTCGACCTGGACCACGCCTATGCCTGGGCCTGGGACAGCCGTCCTTTCCCCGAGTTTCCCGGACAGACTGATGTCTGGAGTGATGGCGGCAACTATGCCCGCGGGCACTGGCTCAATGGGCGCGTCTCAAGCCAGCCTCTTGCTGGTGTCGTGGCCGAGATCTGCCAACGCTCGGGCGTCGACACGCTGAACACCGATGCGCTTCACGGCCTGGTCCGCGGCTATCAGCAGGCGGACATTGCCACTGGGCGATCGTCCTTGCAGCCGCTGATGCTCACCTATGGCTTCGACGCCTTTGAACGCGATGGGCTGCTTTCCTTTCGCAGTCGAGACGCAAGGGTCGTGGCCGAGGTGCTGGAGGAAGATCTGGTCGATCTGCCTGATCTGGACGGAAGTCTGGAGGCCACGCGCAGCTCGGACGCCGAAACTGCGGGACAGGTCCGCCTGAACTACGTCGATGCGCAGTCCAGCTACGAGATCAGATCTGTCGAGGCTCGCTTTCCCGATGAGGACTCGCTGAATGTCTCGCAGTCCGACCTGCCGCTTGCTCTGATCCGCAGCGAGGGGCAGGCTGCGGTAGAGCGTTGGCTGGCCGAGGCCAGAGTCGCGCGCGACACTGTCCGCTTCGGTTTGCCGAAGTCGCGCTTGTCGGTCGGCGCGGGCGATGTCGTCGCGCTTTCCGGCCGCCGCTATCGGGTGGATCGCGTCGAACAGGCCGAAGGACAGCTTCTGGAAGCGGTTCGCGTCGAGCCGGGCGTCTATCTCCCGTCGGACAAGGTGGACGAGGCGATTTCTGTCAGGCCCTTCGTCCCCCCGGTCCCGGTCCTGCCTGTGCTGCTGGACCTTCCGCTGATCACCGGGGCAGAGGTGGCACATGCCCCCTATGTGGCAGTCGCGGCGGACCCTTGGCCCGGGACCGTCGCCGTCTGGTCGTCCAGCGAAGACTCCGGCTATGAGGTCAATCGTCTGGTTCCGGCGCCAGCCGTGATCGGCGTGACCGAGTCCGCGCTGCCGCGTCACAGCGCGGGCCTTTGGGATCGCGGTGCCCCGCTTCGGGTCAGGATCGCGGGGGGCGAATTGGCCTCTGCCACCGAGCTTGCCGTCCTGAACGGTGCCAACGCCATGGCGATCGGAGATGGCAGCGGGTCGCGCTGGGAAGTCTTCCAGTTCGCTGACGCGCAGTTGGTCGCGCCCGACACCTACGACCTGTCGACCCGCTTGCGAGGGCAACTGGGCACCGACGGCGTCATGCCGCCCGCCTGGCCGGTCGGCAGCACGGTGGTCCTGCTTGATCTCGCGCTGCTTCAGCTTGATCTGCCGCTGTCTTCGCGAGGACTCGCCCGCTTCTATCGGCTGGGCGTTGCCGCGCGCGGCTTTGATGATCCGCTTGTCACGTTCCGGAACGAGGCGTTCGACGGGATCGGACTTCGGCCCTATAGTGTTGCGCATCTGCACCACACGGTTGCGGCCGGAGATGTCAGCATCACCTGGAAGCGCAGGACCCGGATCGACGGAGATTCCTGGCAGTCAGCCGAAGTCCCGTTGGGCGAGGACGTCGAGGCCTACCTGGTTCGCGTTCAGCAAGGCTCGGCCATTGTCGCCGAATATGCGGTGAACCAACCGCAGTTTCTGTACACGTTGGCCATGCGGAGTGCGGACGCCTTGACTGGACCCTTCCAGATGTCCGTGGCGCAGGTTTCGAGCGCCTTTGGGCCGGGGCCGTTCCGACAGATCAGTATTCCCGCCTGA